CTGTCGGTCGGGGCTGGGCTCACGACCTCGAGCGGCGCCCTGGTGCCGGACTTCGGCTCGACCTCTGGCACGGTCTGCCAGGGGAACGACGCCCGGCTCTCCGACACGCGGACGCCGACGGCTCACGCTCACGCGGCGAGCGACATCACGAGTGGCACGATCGCGACGGCCCGGCTGGGGAGCGGGACGGCGTCGGCCTCGACGTACCTCCGCGGCGATCAGACGTACGCCGAGCCGGTGACGTCGGTCAACGGATCGACCGGAGCGGTGACGCTGCCGACGATGGTCGAGTTCACGATGGCCGGCGGCCCGGCCGGCTCCACGTTGGACTCGTTTGCTGGCTACCGCTCCTACACCTGGACGTTTCCAACGTCCGCCCAGTACGCAATCGTCGAGGTGCAGGGCGCAGGGGCTGGCGGCGGTTCCGGTCGCCGCGGCGCCGCTGGCACCAATCGCGGCGGTGGCGGTGGAGGCGCTGCTGGCCCGCTGCGGCGTGTGTTGTGGCGACTCGCGGATCTGCCAGGCCGGACCGCAAGTTTCCAGGTCGCTGCCGGGGGCGCCGGCGGCGCGGCAGTCACGGCCAACGACACGGCCGGCAACCAGGGGTCGCAGCCTGCCACGGTGACGCTTATCCAGGGACAGTGGTCAGGGTTTCCGGTGCTCGTCCGCGCGGCGGCGCCTGGCAACGGCGGCGGCGGCACAACCAGCGGCGGCAGCGGCGGCAACGGCGCAGCGGCATCCAGTAGCGATCCGTTCGGCGGCACGAGCGGCGGCGCCGGCGGCGTCGGGGCCGCGGGCACTGCCGGAGGCAGCGCACTCGCCGAGGCCTCCACAGGTGGCGGTGGAGGCGGCGGCCTCGACACCGCGAACACGACTCGTGCCGGGGGCGCGGGCGGCGGCTCGCAATACATCGGGGCGTCAACAGGTGGCGCGGCGGGCACGGCCGGCGGCGGCGCCGGGACGGCCGGCAGCGGGTTCGGCGCGAGCATTTGCGCGACTGGCGGCGGCGGCGGCGGTTCCGCCGTCGGGGCCGCGGGCGGCGCCGGCGGCAACGGGACCAAGGGCAGCGGCGGCGGCGGCGGCGGCGCGAGCGAGAACGGCTTCGCATCCGGCGCCGGCGGAAACGGCGGCGACGGGTACATCCGAGTCATTCTGTTTTGATCCTATGGGCGCACACGCAAAATCTTTGGCGATCGTTCGGCAGGCAGACGGCCTAGTGATGACGCTTGTCCGGCTCGACGTCCCGGATCAATGGGGGCCGCCCCCCGGCTGCGTCGCCGTGCCCGACGACGAGCTACCGGCCGGATGGCAGTTCGCCCAGGACGCCGGACCTGTCCCGCCGACGATCACCGCCAGGCAAGCCCGCCTCTGGCTGATCCGTCACGGGATCACGCTCGCCCAGGTCGATGCCGTGATCGCGTCGATCCCCGACGCAATCACCCGCGAGAGCGTCCGCGTCGAATGGGAGTACGGGACGGACGTCAACCGAAACAGCGCGTGGCTCGCCGCCCTCGGCCCGGCCCTCGGCCTCGACGCCGCCACGCTCGACGCCGCGTTCCGGGAGGCCGCGGGGCTCTGACCATGCCAGCCCCCGTCCCACGTTGGCGGCCGACCACGATGCGACGGGCGGCGACGAAGGAAGTCGCCCACTACCGGACCGCCGACTGGCAGGCGAAGCGGCAGCGGATCGCGATCCGCGACGCCTACGTCTGCCGCGACTGCGGCCGCGTCGCCTACGGGAAGGCAGGCCACGCCGACCACCTCGTCGCCCTCGAGGACGGCGGCCGAGACGACGACGAGAACCTCGCCTGGCGGTGCAGCTCGTGCCACGGAAAGAAGACCAGGGCGGAGCAACGGAGGCGCGGCGTTCTGTGACTGCCGAAACGGCACGTTCAAGGGGGGGTGGGGTCGGCAAAAAACATGCCGTTCAACGCATGACCCCACGGCCGCTCTGCGCTAGTTTCCGGAGGTTTTCGATAGGGGGGCAAGGTTGACCCGTAACGCCACTCCCATACCGTGACGCCCCAGGAGACCACCATGCAGATCCGCGACCGCGTCCGCGAACTACGCCGCGTCCGGGCCGGCGACCTGACGCCGAACCCGAAGAACTGGCGGACCCATCCGAAGGCCCAGGCCGACGCCCTCCGCGGGATCCTGGCAGAAGTCGGCTACGCCGACGCCCTGCTCGCCCGCGAGCTGCCCGACGGGTCGCTGATCCTGGTCGACGGTCACCTCCGGGCCGAGACGACGCCCGAGCAGGAAGTCCCGGTCCTGGTCCTCGACATCGACGAGGCCGAGGCCGGCAAGCTGCTCCTGTCGCTCGACCCGCTCGCGGCCCTCGCCGAGACGAACGCGGTCGCCCTCGACGCCCTGCTCCGCGAAGTCGACACGGGGAGCGAAGGGCTCCAGCAGATGTACGCGGACCTGGCCGAGGCGGCCGACCTCTACGAAGTTTCGGAGGCGGCCCCACCTGAGCTAGCGGACGGCGACCGGGCACCGTTCCGGCAGATGACCTTCACGATCCACGACACGCAGCACGAGACGATTGAAGAGGCAATTGCCAAGGCGAAGAAGGACGGCGGCGACGCATCGGACGTGAACGAAAACAGCAACGGCAACGCCCTAGCGTTCATCTGCAAAGCGTACCTCGATGGCTAGTGCGAAAGACCTGATCGTGAAGCCGATCTCGGCGGCCGATGCAAATCGGATCGTCAAGTCGCTGCACTATTCCGGCAAGGTCGTGCAAAACTCACAACTTCACCTTGGCGTGTTCCTCAACGGTCGCTGCGGCGGGGCGATGCAGTTCGGGCCGTCGCTCGACAAGCGGAAGATTCAGCCCCTCGTGTCGGGCACGCTCTGGAATGAGTTCCTCGAACTGAACCGCATGGCGTTCGCAGACTGGCTTCCTCGCAACAGCGAAAGCCGGTGCATTGCCTACGCTATGCGATGGATTCGCAAAACGTACCCGCACATCAAATGGATCGTGTCGTTCGCGGACGGAACGCAGTGCGGCGACGGGACGATCTACCGGGCGAGTGGATTCGTGCTGACCGGCATCAAAGAAAACGATCAGATTTGGCAAGCCCCGTCAGGCGAAGTCTTCAACGACACAAGCATAAGGCTAGGCATAGGCGGAGAGAGAGAGAGAGAGAGCGTATCGTCTTCTCGCGAACGTCGCTCACCGACGGCCGCAGCAAGCGGCAGCAAGCAAGGGCAATCGCGATACTCCGTCGTCAGCAGGACAACCATGACAAAGGCAAATAACATCCTCGAAACCGGGGCGTCTTCAATGAAGGCGTTCAAGGATGCAGGCTGGAAGCCGCTCCCAGGCTTTCAGCTCCGCTACATCTACTTCATTGACACAACCGCCCGCGAGCAACTCACGGTTCCAATCATTCCGTTTTCCGAGATTGCCCGGCGTGGTGCGGGCATGTATCGCGGAAAGCCCCGCGCAGGAAGTGCTGGCAGCGGCACGTCGCCCGACCAGGGCGGAAGGGGCGGTGCAACTCCGACCCCTGCGCTTTTATCCCAGGAGGCATCCGATGGGAAAACGCGGACCGCGTAAACAACCGACGAAGCTCCGCCTCCTGCGGGGCGACCCGTCGAAGGAAGGCAAGCACGCCGACGAGCCGGTCCCGCCGGCCGGGGCCGTCGTCGCCCCGGAGTGGGTGACCGGCAAGGCTCGCGAGAAGTGGGACGAGGTCGTCCCGCAGCTCGAGGCCATGGGCCTGATCACGCCGGCCGATGTCGAGGCGATCGGCCGCTACTGTGCCATGTACGAGCAGTGGATCCGCTACCTCGACCAGATCCGCCGCGGGCTCGACGTGCTCGTGATCCGGGACAAGGACGGCAAGGTGAAATACATGCAGTCGACGCCGGCCGCGACGATGTTCGTCAAGCTGGCCCAGTCGATGCTCCGGATCGAGCAGGAGTACGGCCTGACACCGTCGGCCCGGGCCGGCATGGAGGTATCGCGTGGAGAAGTCCGAGACACGCTCCAGGCGTTCATCGAAGGCCGAGCCTAAACAGCCGACGCCGCGGAAGCCTCGCGGCCCGGCGTGGAAGCGGCGACCCGAGTACGTCGCCGGCTACACGTTCGAGCAGGAGCGGGCCGACCGCGTCGTGAAGTTCGTCCAGCAGTTCGTCACCATGACGAGCGGCCGGAAGTTTGCGGGCAAGCCGATGCAGCTCATGCCGTGGCAGGTCCACGACATCATCGAGCCGATCTACGGCTGGGTCGACGACCAGGGCCTCCGCCGCTACCGGCGGGCCGCGATCTTCGTCAGTAAGAAGAACGGGAAGTCGTCGCTCATGGCGGCCCTGGTCCTGTACCACATGCTCGCGGACGGCGAGCCGGGGGCGGCCGTCTTCGGCGCGGCCGTGGACCGGATCCAGGCCGGCGTCATCTACCGCTCCGTCGCCGCGAGCGTCCGGGCGAATCCCGAGCTCGCCCGGGCCCTCGAGGTGATCGACTCCCGCTCGACGATCGTCCACAAGCCGACTGCCTCCCGGTACACCTGCCTCGCCGCCGACTCGTGGCGGGCTGAAGGCATCGACGCCTCGGCCGTCGTGATCGACGAGCTGCACGCCCACCGGAAGCCGGATCTCGTCCAGGCCTTGACCTACGCGGGAGCTGCTCGAGCCCAGCCGCTCGTCGTGGCGATCTCGACGGCCGGCGAGTCGCGGAACGGGATCGGCTACCAGTGGTATCAGGACGCCCGGCTGGTCGAGGCGAGCCCCGATGCGAACCCGACATTCTTCGGGAAGATCTACGAGGCGAAGGAAGACGACGCCCGGGGGCTCGACTCACCCGACGTCTGGCGCGACGCGAACCCGTCCCTCGGCGTCACGATCTCCGAGAAGGACTTCGCGAACGACTACGCCGATAGCCTGACGAGCGGCACGAAGAGAACGTCGTTCCTCCGATACCGGCTCGGAATTTGGGCCCAGGCCGACGCCCGCTGGTTCCACGGCGACGACTGGGCGAAGTGCGGCCGCGAGCCGCTGGAGCCGCTCCCCGGCCGGCCCTGCTGGGTGGGCGTCGACCTCGCGTCGAACCTCGACATGACGAGC